GTAAAGTTGTGATCATTCTGTTCATAAAAATTTTTTCCATACACTTCTGTAGAAGAATATACATCTAAACTAATCAAAGGATTTTCTACTAATTGCATTGCACCTAGTAAAACAGACAAACCTCTCCAAGGTGTATTTTGGTGAATAATTTTTATAGGTTCACCTTCTTTATAGTGTTTAGCTTTTTGTATATTATCTATACCATTTTTTATAACAACACATTTTTCTAAAGGTAATCCAAACATCATTCTAAATTTTTCAAAGTTCCAATGTGAATTAAATACATACCAATCATACTTGTAATGATTACTTTTATCTTTGAACCATGGTGCCAGATTCGGTTGATCATAAGAATTTTTTTGCCAAAGTATATTTACCTTGGTTGGATGCAATGGAATCTTTTCAGGTATTGAAGTTGTTATTTGTACTTGATCTAATAACTCTTTATCAACGTATTTTTCTAAATAGTTAAATTGTAACTCGGTGCCACCTTTAGGTGCTTGATTTATTATCATCTTTGCTCATTGCTTTCTGTAATAAGTTTAGACCTTTTGGCGATACTTGAACTGTTAGATCTTGTACCACGTGATCTGCTTTCGTTTCTGTATTAGGATCATTTATATCAGCATCTCTTTCTGCTTCATCTTTATAAATTTTACCTGACTTAACATTTCTAATTGTAACTACTGTTGTACAATTTATTTTTAATATATCGTTATCCATTTTGTTGTGACCTGTCTATTAAAGCATAACTTATGGCGCCTTGTATTTTATTGCTGCCCGTCGCTGCTTGCACTGTTATAGCATCTCCCGCTTCTAAATTCAAGCCTTGAGGTGTAGCATTTACTTGTGACTTAGCTGCTACATCATCTCTAAAAAATTCATATTCGGTGTTTGAATCAGATGAATCAACTAAATTCATATTTACCACAATAGCTGATGATGCATCGTTATTTGCACAATAAACACTTTTAATTATGATTGCTCCACTAGTAGGACAAGTAAGCACTGTTGCTTTAGCTGTATCAGCTTGTTTAAAACCTTGATTTTTATATTGTATAGTCATTAAGATAAAAAGTAATTATATGCATCTTGCTCTTCTTTCAAGTCATTTTGAAAAGCAAAATTTAATTCCATTTTAATAGTTTCAATTGATTGTAGAATTTGTCTTTGATTTTCTACATCATATTCTTGTTTAGGTTCTGGTATATATGCGGTTACTTTAGCCATTATCTAAATTTTCCTGCGCCACCCCTTCTTCCTCCAGTTCCTCCAGAAGTACCTGCGTCTTGTCCAACTCCTCTGTCTCCACCAAAGGCATCTCCTTGTGGTCCATCTCCTCCTTCTTTGCTCATAGCAAGATCTCTTGCTGATGGTGTAGCAGAAGGTCTTTGTGACATTTGTTTTTGTAAACCTCTTGCTTGTGCCATAGTCTGTGCTGCTCTATTTTCTCTTTCTCTAAGCCCACCATAACTTCTCATATCTAAATAATCAGCTAAATTTTTTGCTTGAGCAAAATCAGAACTTTGTATTCTTGCATTAAGTGGTTCTAATAATTTTGCTATACCACGTACAGGACTAAACCTAGATAAAAATTCAAATAAACTACCTATGCCTTTAGATTTTTTTTCTTCTTCAACGTCTGGTTCATTAGCAACGCCAAAAGAAGTATCTATAACAGGAGTTAAATCATCATATAATAAATTAGCTGCTATAGTGTCTTTAGCTATTTGTGGTGAAGTTGGCATTTCCATATCTTGATACTCTAAACCTACAAAAGGATCTTGAGCATAAAAAGAATCTGGAGGTATATTAAGTCTTTGTCTTACAGCTTCAGCAGCTTGAGTTTGTATTGGAATTCCTTGTGATACACCTTGATCGTATTGACTTAGATTTATGTTAAATGGAGTATTTGTGTTATTAAGAAAATTTCTATTTCCACTAATTAATGCTTTTTCTAAATCTGAAAGATTTCCAGAAAGTAAATTTTCTGCTAACGCTTGAGCAGAAAAAATACCTGTATTTGCCGCATTACTCAAATCAGGTTCTGCTGCACCCGCTGAACCGAATCCTAGAGCATCTATCGCTCCAGCTATGATTCCTTTTTCTGGAATTTCTTGTTTAGCTTCGTATGCAGCTTTCATTGTTTCATAGTTTGGTTGTGATTCTAACTTTATACTAGATTTTTCAGGATTGTATTGTTTTTCAAACTGTTTATCATAAAACAGTTTTTCCATAGGTTTTAATTGATTATATAAATCATTAAATTTTATTTCAGCCATTATCTTCTTCCATCTGGTTTTGCGTCAAGTCTTAGTGTACCGTAACGCCATGTTTCACCCACAGCATCACATTCTATTTTAAGTGCCACTAATCTTGCTCTTGCACGAGTGTCTACTTTATCAGTAGATGAGCTTATTGTAAAGGGTCCAAGTGGTGAGCTTGCAGCTGTACCTGTTGGATAATTGTTCAATAACAAAGTAATTTTAGAGTTACCAGTCAACACTTGAAAGTCTGGTATAAATCTTTTTACAGACATTATAAACTCACCATCTCCTCTAAAATTAGCAACACCTGAAGATGAAAAGCTAGAAGAGCTAGTAATATCATAATCCCCTGATTGAATAAAAGCATCAATAGAAGTAGTACCAGAACTGTTTACTTGATCAGTTCCTTTTTCATGTTCATAATATGTAGATGCACCAAAAGTATTTGTAATTCCTTGTATATCAAAATTAGGTGTAGCTGTCTTATCGTATTCAGTTGCGTAAGGAAGTTCAAACACCCCTTGATCTAAATAGCTAGTTCTAGCTAAAGAACTTGTAGTAAATAAATTCTCTGCATAATTATATGTTACGCATCTATCTATTTGTGAAGAACCATTTTTAGGATAGAACCAATTAATTTCATTATATAAATTATTGTGTTCAGAATAAACAAGAGGGCCTGAAGTATAATTAAGTCCAAGGTGATCGCCGTTTGTAGTAAACACAAAGTCTTCTACTAAACAAGGTATGTATTTAACTGTACCATCAAACTTAAAGAAACCACCTTCACTAGACATCCAGTATACTTCACCATTAGAATAGGTTAAAGCGTTCTGTCCAATGCATCCACAGTTAGTACCAACTTGTTTTAAAGAGAAAGTAAAAGGAGGTCCTACATATTGAATAACATAAGCTGCAAGATCAGTTAATACTAATGTATAGTCTTTACCTGAAACAGCAGCCATAATTCTATTACCTTTATCTAATCTAAAACTACCTGCCGTGTTAGTAGCAGTTGGTTGATATTCATTAAAATTTTCTTGATCACTAAATCTAATAAACATAGGATCTAAAGTTGTTGTATCTCCAATAGTTGTTTCAGTTCCAAAATGAAATACATGTCTATCTCTATCAGAAACTTGTGTTAATCTACTAGCAGTTGGTGCGTTAGCCATTACAGTTGCTCTATTATTTTTTGGATTGTTTGCACCTGCATTCCAAGTAAATGTTTTACCACCATGAATTGTTGCAATTAATATTTGACCAAAGTTATCAAGGCTCCAGAGGCCTGCATCAAAAACCACGTTAGAAGATAAAGAAGCTGATCCCCATCCAATATAATATTCAACCGTAGCACCATCACTGTGCGCTGATCTAGTTCCTGCTACAGCTCTTGTTATACCTGTTAAATTATTACCAGTTATTCCTGTATAAGAAATATATTCTGCTCCTACTTTTATAACTCCTGTTAAAGGAAAACCAGTTGTTGATGTTAACGTAATACTTGTACCTGATCCTCCTGTACCAGCAGTGTCATCATTCAAAGCACCATTTAAAGTATTTGTAAATCCAGAAGATCCAGCCCATGCAGCTGTACCCCAACCAAGACCTGCAGTTTGGAAAGTTGTACCTACGAATACATACGGATCAATTTGTGCAGATCCTGTACCTGAAGAACTACCTGCTGAGGTAGTAGGCATAATAATTTCAAATGTGTTTGAAGTTACATTTCTTATTTCAAAAGTATTATCTTCAAAAGCAGTCACTGTATAACCAGAACCTGTAGGAACAGTAACAGAAGAAAATTTTACATATCTCCCATTTGCTAATCCATGAGCTGTTTTATTAACTGTAACTGTTGTAGAACCAGATACTGATGTAAATGTAGCGCCAGTAATCGCTGTATCTAATGGAGTAATATCATAAAACCGGTTGTCATTAAATAAAAATAAACCCTGAGAAGTTCCTATGGCGGCATATTGTTCACCTGTTATAGAAGTGAAATCATGCTGTGCTCTTGCTGCTCCAGGTAATGTATTATTATTTGTAGTTAACTGTGACCAACCACCTATCTTTTCAGGTAGTCCATATCTAAATCTAACAAAATCTCCATCAACCCACTGCGATTCTGCACCAGACTCAGTGATTTGTTTGTCGAAACCAGGCTTGAAATTTAATTTTTGTAGCATATAGTGCGTTATATAGTAGTTTTATAGATAAAGAAAGTAGCATAATAATGGATCATTTAGAAGCAATTGTTGAGATAAAAAATATAATAGACCCTGCTTTTATAGATAAAACAATACCTTTCATAAATAAAAAAAGTAAAACTCATTTAGGAATTAATAAAGGGGTAGATAAAAATATCAGAAATGTAAAAGGCTATTCTTTAAATGATCACACTACTACGAATAAATTTTATTGGAATTTTATAAAAACAGAAATAGAAAGATTATATATTTACTACAAAGCAAAATTTCCTATAATGAAAAGCAATATAATTAATCAAATAGATCTTTTAAAATATGAAATTGGAGGTAAGTATAATTTTCACACAGATCATTTTAGCACTACTGCTAGACATTTAAGTGTTATTATGAATTTAAATGATAATTATGAAGGTGGAGATTTAATATTTGCAGATCAAAAAGAAAAAGAAATTAAAAGATTAAAATTAACTAAAGGTTCAATTGTATTTTTTCCAAGTAATTTTATGTACCCTCATGGTATAGAACCTATAACGAAAGGAACGAGGTATAGTATAGTTGCATGGCTTCAATAAATCAAAAGGAGGATAAATTAATGAAAGAAAAACCAGAGATAAAAAGAGAGGGTAAAGTAGAAAACTTTATAGGTGTATACGATAATTATATTTTACCTGCAGAATGTGACAAAGCTATAAAGTTATTTGAGGATCAGGATAAGTTTAATAAAACCATGAACAGACAGGTTTTTGAAAATGCTTCTACACTTGATAAAAAAGACAATCAATTTTTTGCAGAATCTAGTAATATAGATATTTGGTGGGAAGAATTAAAAAGCATGATAATTAATTATGACATGGCTTTTACAGACTATCAAAAAAAGACAGGAGCCTTAGAAGCTTATGGTGTAGATAAATTTTATTATACTAGTTTAAAAATACAAAAAACATTACTTACAGAAGGATATCACGTTTGGCATATAGAACATAACAGAGGACATGATAATGAAGCTCGTGCTTTTGTTTTTTCTATATATTTAAATGATGTAGAAGAAGGTGGTGAAACAGAATTTTTACATTTTTCTAAAAGAGTAAAACCTAAAAAAGGTAGAATAGTTATATGGCCTGCAGCTTTTCCTTATGTACACAGAGGTAATCCACCATTATCAGGTGAAAAATACATTTTAACTTCTTGGATGATGTTAAAATAAATGAATAGTTTTGATCCTTTCAAATATCAAAATTGTTTTCACACATATAAATTAAAAATTAAAGCAGAGGAAATTAATCAAGTTTTAATTTTAGTTAAAAATTTAAATACTGGTAATCAAAAAACTACTTACAACTATTTAAATGTTTTAAACTTCCCTCTTTTAAAAAAATTAAAAAAACAAATTACAGACATATTGGATAAACATAGCTTATTATTAACTGATAATTGGGCTCAATTATATAATAAAAAAAATAGTCACGGTGTTCACACTCACGGAGGGTCCGTTTATTCAGGAATATTTTATATACAGGGATCAAGTCCTACTATATTTTATGATAGAGACTATGAAAGCTACGTTAAAAAATTTATAAAAAATGAATTACTTTTATTTCCTTCGTGGATTCCTCATGAAGTAAAACCTTTAGAAATTGATGAACAAAGATTAATAATATCTTTTAATACTATGAAGAATAAGAAGTAGGTCTTGAACCTTTTTCAGATTCATCTCTTGGATCAGCATCCCAATCGCCTTGCAGTTTTTCTAAATGAGCTGCATCCCATTTACTAGAAAATTGACTTATGTCTCCTAAATTTGCATCTGCATAACTTGTGTGTGGAGTTTCATCTCTGTATTCTACTTCGTCAGTAGTTACTGATGTGCCATGTTGAATAGCCCAAATGTTTGAAAATTTTTCTTGG